TATATTACTAGATCAAGTCCTAGAACGTTTGGATATAGTACAGGTTATCTGACAGGTGACGGTGAAGCACCAAATGGTTTCCCTGTAGGAGCTGGAATCAGCTTCCCGCAAAATCCACAAGTGGGCGACTATTTCTTACGCATTGATTATATGCCGCAACTATTATATCGTTGGGACGGTAAATTATGGATTCGTATAAGTGAAAACGTAAGAACCGATACTGGATTTACTGCGGAAGATACATCACTATTGTCAGGCTTTATTAACAACCAAGGTGAAATCTATCTAAATAACAGTGAAGAAGTTGTTCCTCAAGCACAACCACTATCGTCTGTGTTGCGACCTGCTCTTGACCCAGTACCCCCGGAAGTATAATAGATGGCACAGTATTTTTATGACAATCAGATAAGAAGGTTCTTAATTCAGTTTGCTAAAATCTTTAGTAACTGGTATGTAACCAAGGGCAAAGATCCAAACGGTAATGATATTCTTCTTCGTGTGCCAATTATGTACGGAGATAGTAGCAGACAAGCAAGTACTATCATTGCCAACAATAGTGCAAGCAACTTGCCATCTGCACCAATGATTACTTACTATATTAGTGGACTAGAGTATAATCAAAAGTGGACTCAAGACCCAACCTTCGTTGATAAAGTTAATGTTCGTCAACGTGCTTATAATCAAGAGACACAAAGTTACGAAACTACGCAAGGACAAGCATTTACTGTTGAGAGACTAATGCCTGTTCCATATACACTGAGAATCACCGTTGATTTTTGGACTACAAACTATCAACAAAAATTAGAAATTATTGAACAATTAGGTACATTATTCAATCCTGCATTAGAACTGCAAAGCACGGATAACTTTGTTGACTGGACTTCGTTGAGTGCAGTATTCCAAGATGGATTAACGTTCACAAGTAGAACAATTCCTCAGGGCACAGGCAATCCAATTGATGTTATGTCATGGAAGTTCTATATGCCTATATGGCTAACTACTGCTAGTAAGCTCAAGAAGATGGGCGTCATTCACAAAGTTATTGCTAGTATCTTTAAGGGTGCAGCACTTGATGATATTCAAGACGAAGACTTATTGTTAGGCACTAGACAGAAGATTAGCCCATATGGATATAAGCTATTGCTATTAGGGAATCAATTACAGTTGCTTCCACAAGCTACTGCATTCTATCCGCCTAATAGCTCGCTAGAACAACCAGTGACTCCTAATACAGATTTGTATTGGACTAGCTTGCTAAACGTCTATGGAGCAATCAAACCGGGTATCAGTCAGATTTGGCTACAGAATCCATATATGGAAGATGATATTGTTGGGACAATCGTACCTAACCCAGTTGATGATAGATTCTTAATCTACAACATTGACCCGGATACTCTACCACAAAACACACTTGATCCAATAAACGCAATCATCAATCCTCAGTTGACGGGCCCTAATGCTGGCTTGCCCGGCCCTACTCCAGGAGTAAGATATCTTATTGTTGAGAACATAGGATATGACGAAGATTCTACTGTTGCTTGGGGTGACTTAGTTGCAGGAGCAAATGATATCATAGAATATAATGCTATTTCTAATCAATGGGAAGTTGCATTTTCTGCTGAGGATGCAACTACAGTACAATTTGTGACTAACTTGACTACAACTATTCAATATAGATATGTGCCTAACGACGGCATGTGGGTCAAGTCATATGAAGGATGGTATGGGGAAGGCGATTACAGCATCGTTATCTAATATGTCCAAACAAGCAGCCGGCGTTTTCTTTTATAGCTCAACCACAAATAGTTTTCTATACTTATTGAGAAGTGACAAACAAACTCCCATGTGGAGTATCCCCGGTGGCGGAATAGAGAATGATGAAACTCTAGCTGACGGGATAAAAAGAGAATGCTTTGAAGAAATGCAATTTGACATTTCTGAACTAAAGATCATTCCTATTCAAAACTTCACATATCATACATTTTTCTGTCAAATTGAAGAAGAATTTATTCCTAAATTAAATCACGAACATGTAGGCTATGCGTGGGTAAAGTCTGGTCTATATCCTAAACCATTACACCCTGGATTATTTTCTACTGTGAATATTGATATTGTGATTGAAAAGTTGAATAGTCTTACTTGATTACATACCAAGAAGTGCTGACAACGTAGGCCAACCTATTGCGCCTGCTAATACACCTGCTCCCATAAGCATCCAGCGCCACTTTTCAAATGAAGCAATTTTCTCGTTTACTTCGTCGTGTTGTTTTTTATTTTCTTCTTGGAACTCTTTAATAAGATCATGAGTAGCTTGTGTTTGATTATCAATGTGAGTTGTCAAGTCCTTCAGGCCAGTTTTGATATCGTCACATTTTTCATTGAGATATCCATACTGTACCTGAAGGACCGCAATTTCGGTCTCAGTCTGCTTAAGTTTTTGAACTGCGGAAGCCTGAGCCATTGTTTATTCCTTATGCGTTGCCGATTTGTACAAGCGGGTAAGGCTGACCAGCAGCAGCATTTGCAGCAGCGGCATCATTGAATGTTGCGAAAGCTGGGGCAGCGTTCGGGAACACAATATTGCCAGTTGCAACTGGACCTGATGTTGCAGTGAACAACTCACCAGTGTGATCGCTCAAGCTCTGAACCTTAACAGTTGAGCTATTTGCATAAGTTGCAGTGATTGTCATTGTGTTTGGAGTCAATGCAGTATTAGCAACATTAGCTGTGTAGCAAGCACCAGTTAGACCTGATGTTGTGCCTGTTACTAGATACTTCTGCTTGCCCTTTTGACGAACAATGTAGCCTGCTTCTGGTGTTGCATAAATGTATGATGCGCCAGAAAGATTTGCAGTTGCATCATCTGCTAACAATGTAGTATCTTGAAGTGCATAAGATTCTGCATCCTCGTTGGTTAGACCAACGTTTGCACCACCTGGAGCTAATGATACAGTAAATGCGGCTGCGTTTGGAATTGCCTTAACAAAGTAAGTTGTTCCAGCAGTCAAACCACCGATATCAGCAGTAAGAACAACTGGAAGATTTGCATACAATGTTTGTGCGTTGCCTACAGTTGTCAAGAAGTTACCAGTTGCGGTTGCATTTGAGATTTCAATGTTTGCAAGACCGGTTGCAGTGTCAACATAACCCAATGTAATAGCTGCACCATTTGCAGCTACATACTGAATTACAGAATCAGCAGCAACGTTAGCTAGGTCAGTTCCTAAGCCACCGACGACATTGCTTGAGTCGGATGCATAAAGTGTACCTGTTCCATTAACACCGATAGCAACATTGCAAAGTACTTGCTTACCGAATTGAGCGGTGTTACCACCAACTACTGAGTAAGTGTTTGCGTTTGTTGCTGGCCATTGTGGGCCTAGTGGATTATTGAAATACATATCAACAGGAGCAACAGTTGTAGCTACCGTACCTGATGCAGTTGAAAGATCAACTGGAGTTGAGTTTGGATTAGCATTCAATGGTGTTGCAGAAACAGTGAATGTGCTGTTTGCACCTGCGTTAACTACCTTAAGAATCCAGTATAATGTACCTGCTGTAAGGCCACCGATGTTGCTAGCAACTACGAAAGGCATACCTGCAATGATACCAAGATTAGTGAAGTTTGCTGAAGTTGTTACAAGATCAGTTGAGTTAGTTGTATTTGTAATTGTGATGACTGCTTGTGATTTAGCAATCTTTAGTGGTCTACCCATTTGTTTTCTCCTATGAAAAGCGAGTTCTAGTCGCTACGCAGTGGGTACTGCATAAGTTCTCCTCATTGAGAACGTTACAATGTATTTAGCTTTATTGCGAAATTATTCGGTCCCAGTTACGGCGTGTGGCATACCTAATTCTGTCACTGAGAATACAGCAGCAGTACCATTTGCGTTGATATAAGCAAGATAGTTACCCTGACCAACAATATAGCTATTGTCTACAGTGTTCGCAGGAATGATTTCACATGCGGTAAGATTAGCAGTAACAGCACTATTGCCAACATTAACTGCAATAGCAGAACCTGTAGTTGCAATTCTCACTTTGTCTGTTGCAAGTGGTCCTATTCTTGCGCTTGAACTGCCTGGTGTTTGAATGTATGATGCCATTTTATTATCCTTATAGT